CCATCTAACGCTGTCTGCTCGTTATATGGCTCTGTGTACTCGCGTACATCTTGTGAGTTGCCATCTCGAGCGATAGCAACGAGAGTGACCTTCTCTACTTCGTATCCGTTTTGTGTCAGTAGATACCCGTAAAGCTGTACTTGCAATTTTTGCTGCTCCGATGGGAAGTAGCGCAATGATTTAACCTTTGTAGTTTTCCAGTCTACGATTTGTTTTTTATCTTTGATGTATAAGTCCACATGACCGCGTAGCCCATCTATCTTAAACTCTTGCTCGATGAGAAAGTTATCGCCAAACGGATCTTCCCTTTTAATAGCTTCAGCGATTCCGGCATGAATGAAAGTACCCATGATGGCAGCGAGTGAGTCTGTCTCATTTACCTTCGGTGCTTGCGTGAGTGTCATAAACACCCTGCGTCGGCAGTCTCCGATAGATGATGGCCCGACATCAACCTGTTGTGATCTGTCGCGCTGGTTATCATGACCTGCGAGCGCAGTCGTTAGCATCTTTGCAATATCGCTCATTTCCATAACCCCTTTGCTGATCCATAACCATAGATGGCAAACATAATTCCTATCGTGTTGATACCAACGAGATACCAAACTATCCACTCAGCAATCACGATAGCTCCATCCCTGTTCTAACCGATGTACCGATGGATCGAGCAATATCTACCTGCACCCGAAGGCGGGCAACATTTGCGCGATTAGCTTTCACGATTGCTTCTGCCTCAGCTACCTCCGCATGGACATTTGCGTTCTGTACAAGAGCCATATCCTCGCGCTCTCCTACTGTGTAGTTTTTGCCGGTAGGAGATGACTTAGACGATAGCTCTAAGCGAACTCGTGCCATCGCTATCTCATAATCAGCCTTGCGTATGTGATAGTGCTGCTCGGCTGAAACCAAACCATCGTGTGCTTCGTCAATGAGTCGGCTTAAGTCTTTGAGCCGGGCTTCAATCTGCATAGGTGTTACAACGCTCATACTTTCTCACCTAACGCAATCCGGGCGCAAATATCTTGCACCTGTAAAGCCACATTCTCAATGCCTTTTTTAACGATTGATTTGCGGTCGTCAGTCAAATTAAGGGCGCAGATTTGCTCGTAAATATCTAAGCGAATCTCAGCTTCTAATCGGGCTGTCATCTTTGCTAACTGCTCGGCTAGAAACTCATCCGTCTTTGCGCCGAGAATTAACTTGCCGTTGTTAATCTCCCAGTGCTGAGAAGTTTTGCAAAACAGTTTCATAGAAGCATCCCATTCTCGGAAGCGCGCCATACGATGCACTTGTTTCCTTTGTCGTTGAGTCGAGTCGTACCAGTATCCATAACTAGGCCATCTTCTACAAGAGCGCCACGAACGGGGCGGATAGTGTTGCCATCTATGTGTAGATACCGCTCCATTTCTTGATCTGTTGCTCCATGCAAGCCTTTATTGAGAAGCAGCTCGTACACCTTTTTTTTCAGCGTTCCGATTTTAGGTTCAATCTTTGCGCGGGCTTCTTGTGATGTTGGTTTCATGACAATTCCTGCACTCTCTTATTGAGCGCATCTTTAATCGTTGTGCCTTTAATCGGGATATCTAAAAAATCCTTCTCATCTGACCACACCCTGCGTAGGTCACCAATTTCATTTATCTCAGCAAGAGACTCAAGGATTTTCTCTAGTCGGTCTAACTGCTCAGGTGTAATAGTGCGAACTGCGCGCAGATTAGTGCGCGGATTGTTTTCGTATCGCTCAACTTTTTCCATCTCCTCGCGCGATGGTCGCTTGTTTCCGGAGAAGATGAAGTTTGCTAAAGCTCTGCCGATTGCTGAGGTTTCGCATACTTCAAGAGCCGATGTCTTTGTGACCATAGATGAGCCAACAATTTCCTCGGCCATCCCGCTTGTTACTGAACGCTCATCTTCGCGATCTGTATAAATCCATGCTTGCACGATGAATCGAGAGCCATCGTTGTGCATTATTTGTGTGTGGATACGACCATTTGGGAACTGCTCCCAGAACTTTTTAATTCTGGATTCAACTGTGTCGTAATCTTCAAGATTAAAACGACCTGCCATATTTGCCTTCTTTCTTAGGGGGTTCCTGCGGAACCTGTTGCGACAACCATAAGGCATAGATTACGATTTGAGAAGCACCTTGAAATGGGCGCGCCGAGGCAATTCGTGTAAGTATTAGGACATGATTCGAGTCCAGATAAGCCTGTGGAGCCTAGCCGTCATGGTTGAGGCTGAGCTGAAATATCCTGATCAAATAGACGATATTTGCAACCGGGCTAGCCAGCTTTTTGTAACGGGCATGATGGCTGCTAAGAATCAGGATTTAGACATCACCCAGACCAGCATTGTAGATTTTGGGCAGGATTCTATAACCGACGATGATTAGGCTTTCTTTTGCTCCATGAGCAAAAAAGGCGCGGCTGTGTATGGATCGTGCTTACTAGCGATTTCTAAGGCTTGCTTTATACTCGCGCCAGCTTCAAGCGCGCCTATGGCTAACCCTGAACCTGAGCCTACGCCATAGAAACCAGTTGATGTAAGGCTGACAGCAAAATCATCTGCAATATCAAATACCTCGCCACCGATGGCTAGGAGAAAAGCAAATCGAGTATCTTCATCTTTCTCATCGTCTAGCTTCAAATCGTTATCCTTAAAGCATTGCTTCATGCTAGGAATTAACTTTGCTATAACAAAATGATATAAATCTTTTTTATCGGCAGCCGTTGGTGCAGGCGGGTTCCAGATATGTTGAGCAACATCGCAGAAACTAGAAAGCCCACTTCCAGCAATAATGTACTGACCCCGCTGTGAAATCTTTACCATGCGCGGATGATTGTATTTTCGGGTGGAAGTAACTAGGGAATCAGCTCCAAATAGAACTTTGTTAGGTAATTGCGCCGCAATAATCGTGGTCATTTAATCTAGCCATAATCTGTATTCAGATGTGACGCGACCTTTTTCCGGATCAACGAAGTGCAGTCTTTGTGATGGCTCGCCGTTAGATGCCAGCAAATCGCGAGCGTATCTATTGCCAGTCTCTACAGCGCCGGACATAAAGACTGAGCCTTCGCCGTTAGCCATATTCCATGACTGGTGCTGGTGATAATGCCCAATGTATAAATCTCTAAAATCGAAACCTTTAGTGATGGAATCAACCTCATCAAAGAATTTATACGCGCCGGACTTCCAGCGATCAGCAAAGCGCACAATGGTAGATGCTGTACCCCATCTAATTTCATCGCCATGTATTAGGAGAGCTTTATAGTTGCCGATTGTGACGCGCTGAATATCCTCTTTTGACATCTGCCAAGTAAGTCGCTTTTCGTTTTGCAACGCCTGACCTGCAAACATATATGTGAGCTTATCCCAGTTAATATCTTTAGGCAGTTCGCCAAATTTTCCGATGCGACCATGATTGCCCGGCTCGCATACAACAGTTACTTTCTCAAAATTAGCAAGGAGTGTTCTCACAATATCTATGAGAATCCGAGACGCATCAACAAACTGACTCATTACATCTGAATCAACTTCGTACACCTGCGCTGGAAAGATTGTTGTATTTTCTACAATATCCCCACCAAGCATTAGCACGATTTCTTTAACAGGGTGATCTGCTCGCTGAATATCAGCTATGCGGATTGTTTTCTCAACTGATTGTTTTACTAAGCGCTCGCACTCTTTAGAGTTATATGTAAGAGTTTGTTTGCCTAACTGCCAGTCGGTTGAGTGCAATAGCGCAACTTCTCCGCGTTTTTTGCGTGTGTCTTTTTCAGGCGTTGGTACGGGCGGTACGGCACCGCGCGATAACATCGCATCGTGTGCAGCATTAACAACGGCCTGAGTGAAATCCTCTTTGTTTCGCTTTAGATCAGCAATAGTTTTCTGCGAGCGCATTAAAGCCCGGCGCAGCTCGACCACATCTTGAGATTCTGGCTCAGGTATTTCTTCTAAGCGATCTTTGAGGCTCATTCTATTCCCATAATTTCTTTGCCATGTTTGGTATAGCCCTCTTTATCGAGCCATGAATCTTCCTTATATGGGTTGTAAAACAAGCGAACAGACTTGAGTGCATCCATCATAAGAGCGACTTGATGCGGCGGGATGTCATTCTCTAGCTTGAGAAAGCCAGCCCAAACGCGACCTACGGCTGTGAACTCAGTATGAGCATCGCCGTACTCGCCTAAGCGTTCTTCTAAAATTTCATCTACTCGACT